CACATTCAGGTTGAACAGAATCTGTTCGAACCCGCGTGCTGGCGTGTACAGGGCGGTCATGCCACCGTAGATGCCTTCACTGTACGTACTCGGATTCGCGGCCACCCACGTCGCGAACGGCACTGCATTCACCACCACGTTGCCCTGATACAGACCGGCACTGACGTTATCCGCGAAGGTCTGCGGGTCAAGCTCAGTCTGCACCAACTGCCCAAGCGCGAGGCCATACGAAATGGCTTCTTGCATGGTCTGCACCGCCGTCGCCTGCAACCGATTCACACCGTCTTGGTTGTAATACAACGGGTTGATCGTGGTGTTGCTGCCGTTGATGATCGTGTTGCTGATATCCAGATCAAGATTGATCTGCGACCAGTCAGCCGAGTACCAGTAGTTCCACGGGTTGCTGTCAGGCATGTTGCCCCACTGCAAGATCGTGTTGCTGATACCACCCTCTGCGCCGGTCGCCACAAAGTTGACGTTCGCTGCCTTGAACGCCGTGAGTTGCGAACCAGTCCATGCGCCAGCCGTGACATCCACCAGATAGCTGAAGCACAACGGCGGCACTTTGTTGCTGCTGCTCGGGTTGGCATTGAGGGTTGTCCAAAACATCGCCGCCATACTGAACTCAGTGGCAGGCAACGCGGGCGTGGTGCTCTCGATCAACACCGGGCAGCACTTGTTTAACCCGTTGGTCGTCAACGTTGCGTACGTGCTCAGCGTGACCGTGGTGTAGAAGTACACCTTGGCATTCGCAGCGTTGTACTGCGCGATGAACGCCGGGTAAGTGCTGTTGCCATCCCAACCACGCGGAATCAGGTAGCTGTAGAAGAAACCCGGATTGGCTGTGATATACGCCGCCAGTGCCGCAATACCAGTCGTGCTCGTGCCAGTGCCCAACTCCAGCACGTACACACTAATCTGACCGTTTTGCGCAAAGAACGTGTCTACCATCGCGGTCAACTGCGTGGTGAAGGCATTGACTACCGTACCAGCGCTGACCTGCGTGCCGGGGTTCGCCACCAACGGGTACGTGAAGGTCGTCGTGCTGGCAATCGTGGCGAGATATGTACCGTTGTACCCGGCAGGATTCGCACCGGCAATGGTCAACTGAATCTGCACACCCACCGGGTACCCGTGCGCGATGGCCGTGGTCGCAGTCACCACGGACGACGCCCAGACAAGTGTGCTGAGAGTCTGCGGCTGAGCCACGATGGGCGTCAGGTCCGAGTCCTGAGTCAGCAGCGTGTACGTGCCAGTGGTGGCAGACGTGCCCCCTTGGCTGATCAGCGCACCCGTGCGTTGCAGCGTATTAGGTGCTGGCGCAATCGTCTGGCTGACATTGACTTGAACGATAGCGTTCGTCATGGCCTATCCCTTGATGGTTAAAGTCTGTCCAACGATTACAGGTACGAAACCGCGAGAACCGAACCTGCACCGTTCACCACGACGATACCGCTGCTGCACGGGAAATCCACATCCACAATCGTACCCAGCGCAACCACTGCCGAGGATGCGTAGACCAGATTCGATGCGGCAGTACCCGCCGTGGTGGACGAGTCGTACACCGAGAACGCGCCGGTCGAAGCAACGTTTACGTTGATTTGCATGATCCGGCCACCACTGGCCTTGATCAGAGTCGTGGACGCCGCAGCCAGATTCAGCTTGGACGAACCGCCTTGATACGGTTCCGACGAAATTGCGAGAGCGCCTTGGGGCATTTTGAATCTCCTAATCGGCAGAGCCGTTGACTACAAGTACGAAACTGCGACGTTTGCAGGGGAACTCGGCACAACGACGAGACCGTTATTCAGCGGGAAGTCCAGATCGATTTGACCCAAGGCTACCTCGTACGCGCTGGCATAGACCAGATTCGCTGCTGCCGTACCGGCCACCGTCGAACTGTCGTACACCGAGAACGCAGCCACATTGGTGACCGTGCTCGTGACGTTCACGTTGATGCTCATCACGCGCCCACCACAGTTCTTGACCAGCGTGGCAGCGGTAATGCCAGATTTGACTTGCGTGCCTTGGAACGGCGTTTGCACGGTGTTAATCGGACCTTGGCCCATTTTGCTGCTCCTTGATCAAAGTTCACCGAGAATAATCGTCGGCACACAATAAAGAATCAACTGCCTACTGATATCCCGCACACGCCGCTGGTAATAGTTGATTTCCAGTTCAAACGTCTTCTTCTGGGCAATCACTGTCAACTCCGACTGCGTGCGCTTCTCATCCCGCATCACCGGCATGTTGCACAAACCCCAGACGCTCGGGTTATCCAGACTGTCTTGAAATACATAATCTTGAAAGTCTAGCGCATTAAAGTTACGCATACCGTACAGCGTGATCTTAACCGTTTCTCGTACCAATTGGCTATGGGTTCCGCGTTTGCCCCAGTGTGGACGTGCTGCTAACGCGGTCGTACTTTCGGCCGGAATGTGCACAGAAGCGTACGGAGGGACGATATTTTCTTCAACGAGGAAGCTCGGGTACATCGGCATGAACTGGTTCAGCCGTAGCCAAATCGGCAAGCTGTTGCTCACTATCACGTTGGTGGTGTCGAATTGTGAGACATCATCGATCAACTGGCTCTCCAACGCCGGGTAGACAGCATCCCCTCGGTAGTGATAAATGCCTGCCTGCTTGTACCATCCGTCTCGCTGCTTGAACGCAAAGCGCCGCCCCTCGTACTCACCGATGTACATAACAGACGGGCCAATCAGGTTGAATTCCTGCACTTCGGACTGCGCGGTGAATACCACACTGTTCTTGGCGAAGGTTTCATCCTCGTTCTGTTGTACAACGGACGTATAGTGCAGACTTCCTGCCACCTGTAAGAACGGTCCATCGGGTCCAAGGACTGCCTGTGTGGGGTTGATGTACGGGAAGGTCGGCTTGACTTGCTGGGTCGTGCAGTTATAGCAGGCGCAGAGCGCAGCGCTGCCTACGAGGTCTGCCCGCACCCAGAAGACGTACCCGTCCAACGGCAGAATTAACTTCACGTATTGCGTGAACGCCACTGTCTGGCTATTAGAGATGGTTTCGAGGCCAGAATCCAACGGTCCCTGCAACGGACTCTGGCTTTCGAACGCTTCTGAAATGGAACCCGGCATGATGGCCTCACGCGCAATTGATTGCGCAGTTATTCGACCCAGACCTTGGAAGCCGTCTGGTACTGACCACTGTCAATAAAGCTCGGGCGGCGTGGCCCTTTGAAAATCCGATACCTGCTCTGCACGCCATCCTTGGCTGCTTGTGTCGGCACGCCCGGTACGCCCATGTGCTCAATTTCAGACCGGTCAAGGAAGGTCTCGAACATGTGCTTGATGGCGTTATTCGATTCTTCGAACGGACTGTCTGTGGCGCTCAGTCCGGTATTCAGTTGCACGATGGTGGCTTCCAGAGACTTGATCATCTCCTTCTGGATGTCCTTCATGTGCGCGCCAACGAAGTGTTCCATCACCTGATACTTGTCCTCAAGTATGGTCGCCACTTCCCCGGTCGTCTGCGGCGTGGCAGCGGCCTTGGGTGCCTTCCGGGGCTTGTTGGCTTTCCCCTTCTTGGCCTTGCTGACTTTGGGTGGCGTGTCTGGACCCACGTACGGCATGTCCACCACCCCAAGCACGAGCATCATGAGACACCCCAGATATCTGCGAACTTGCTGGCAATCCCCATGTACGCGCGCCCCCACGGGGTCTTCATCAACTGCAAGTCGAAAGGACTCAGGTTGTTAAACACCTCAGGTACTTTCAGACTGGTACTCGTGCTCTCATCTGCCGTACTCTCTACCACCCCAGAGATGGGGCCATTGATGTTCCACTTGGCCCGCAACTTCTCCCAGTACGTTTCGCAATCTAGGTCCACCGCATTATTGATGAGCCAGTCGGTGGCAAAGTTGTACATCGCCATCGTGTAATAGATCGGACTCACGCGTTGAATGATCGGGTCCACCGTGCACTTCGCTACTTCGAAGGCGGCACCGACCATATAGTCACTCACGACCGGGACTGCCAGTGCCTTGACAGGAACTTGCACGTTGTTGGTCAGGAAGTCGGCAAACCCTTGCAGATTCGCCTTTCCGTACGGGTAGTCCACGGCCATGACTGGTCCTTAGCGTGATTGCTGGGCCTTCTGCGCCCCACGTGCTTCAGCCTTGCTACCGGGCTTGGCAATCTGAATCGTTTCCTTCATCTGGTCCTGACCGTGTGAACCCGGCTTCGGCTGCTCGATGATGTCCACTTCCAGCCCTTGCAGCTTACTGTCGCTGCCTTGCAGGTTATTGTCGATGTTGTTCGACAGCGCCGCCGCCTGCAACTTCCTGTTCTCGTGCCCACGAATCTCAGTCGCTTCTTCGTTGTGGATCACCGCCATCATGATTCGCTCAACGTCAATCTCCCGGTCAAGCTGGAAGCACAGGCCAAAGAAGCCGCGCGTGCGGTCAATGTCTTCAACGGCGACAATCCCGTACTTCCGATGCTGGTCAACAATGAACTCAGCGGTCTCACGCGGGATATCGCGGTTCATGATGAGTTGCTGACCACCGATCTGAATCTGCGCACGATAGCTGTTGATGGCCGTCTGACCCGGCAGCTTGAACAGAAAATCCTGAATCATCTTCGTGCAGTTTGCTATGTATAGCTTTGTCATTTTGGGTTCCTTCGTCTGTGGATAAAACAAAAGCCCGGTGCCCATACTTGGGGACAACCGGGCTTCTACATACTACTCCTACTTCAACGCGATTAGAACGGCGCGCTGATGATCGTCAGTGCTTCAGGACGCAGAGACCAGCCGCTGGTGATACGCAGTTCGCTCAGCACGTCGATTGCACCACCGGGCATCGGGGTAGGAATTTCACGCGGGGCATCCATGTCGCAAAGTTGGATGTTGCACGCTTCCAGACCGGGAGCCAGACGAGCGAACTCGTTGGTGTTGATCGGGCTTGCAACAGGCTTCTTCACTTCCGGGGCCGTCATGATAATGGCGTCCGTACCGCCAGCACCTTGACCAATCAGCGTGTCATCGGCAACCCAGATAACCTTGTCGCCTTGAACCGCTGCCACGTCAGTCACAACACCTGCACTGCTGTTCGTGCCAGCGCCGGGACGTTGGTACTGGACGAGTTGCACGATGCCCGCGTAGGACATTTGTGCAATCACGCGCTGGGGTGCCAGCACAGTGATGTTCGTCGGCGTACCGACTTGCAGCACACGGGTCTTCAACGCGCCGAGTTGGGTCAGGAAGTAAATCGCAAGCTGACCGTTGTCGTACGTGCTGATGCTCGTGTTGTTGTTGCTGTCAGCCGGGAGCGTTACAGCGGTCGCCCCTTGCGTATTCAGCAGCCCTTCGCCGTTCGTCGGGTTGAACCCGTAGAGCAGCGCCGAACGCATTTGCTGGAAAATGCCTTGGCGAGTACCCAGACGTTGGGCCTCCACCAGCGACGCACCCCAGTTGCCAAACGCGGCCAGATCGTGGTGGTCATACTCGGCCCGCACGCGAATCAGGTAGCTGGCCGTGCTGATCATGCGCGGCACAATGGAAACGGAAGGCAGTTGGTTGTACGCAGACTGGCCGGATGCGGTGTCGGTACGGATATCGAATGCCTTGATATACGCCACCAGATCACCCGTACCCAGACGGGTCAGCGGTTCGCCGCCTTGCAGGGTCTCAAATGCACCACTCGCTTGTTGATACTGGAGAATAATCTCCGGCATCACATACGAAGGATGCAACTGGACATAGGAGGGAGTTACACCGGCCATGACTAGGCTCCTTTAGATGAGGCAAATGGCCGTGGAGCCATTATTCGTCCAGTGGACGAGGTTGTTGACGGCATCGTACGTAACGATCTTGCTGTTACCGACGTTGATCTTGATGATCTTCACCGGCAGAGCGCCACCGAAGTACGTCGCGATGAGGGTTCCGCCAAGCGCACCCGTAGCAATCGCGCCGCTCGGAGCCGCGATCTGGAACGAGAAGCTTTCGGCACTGGTGAACGCGCTGATGGTTTGCGTCTGGTTCACGTAGTTCGCGCCAGTGCCGGTCACGCCGCTGATGTTGATCGCATCGCCCACTGCACCGAAGTACGTGTTCGACGCGGCCACCACTGCGAACGTGTAGACACCGTTTGCGTAGCTGCTGGTGATCGACGTGAGCGAAATCGTGCTGCCCGTTGATTCATACGGGGTGAGCCGTTGCGCGCTGAAGTCCCACGACACTTGCTGGTTGGTCAACCCACCGTCCAGCGAAACCAGCGACGGGTCCATTGCCAGCGCGATACGTGCTTGACTGCCCAGCCGATAGAACGGAATGGTCATGCCAGCGCCTGCGCTCGGGCATTCGCTTTGTGGCGACGTGACCCATGCACTTGCTTGGTTGACCACCGAGAAGCCGCTAATAGGATTGCTGCCACCCGTGATCGCCGTAGCGCGAGCAACCGTACTACCGATGCTGGCGTTCGCGGTCGAGGCCGGAATGAATTCGCTGATCGCCACGCCACCCCACATCGGCAACGTTTCGGTATAAGCCAGCGGACCACCGGTCAGGTAGAACCGGACAGCCGGATCGTCCAGAGCGACACCTTGGACAGACCCTTCCGACTGAATCGAAAAGGAGCCAAGTGCGTTCGTGGTCTGGAACGGGCTGAAAGAGATATTCGAAGCCATGGCTTTATGCCTCCTTATCGAGCTTGACCATCAGTTGGGGGGCAGACATGAATTGGCCCATCCACGCGCGCTTGTTACCAACAAACTCGGTGATTTCACGTCCCGTCCGGTCGCGCTTGACGATTTGGCGCAACGTGCCGTTGTCCGGTTCCACTGAATCGGCCTTGACATGCTCAAGCTCGTGGTAAATCTGAGCTTCTGCAACATCGAGAATCGAATCAGCAACAACTGAACGGTCGGACAAGTCCTTGTCCTTCCATACGGCGCTGTGAATCTTGTACTTCGAAGCCAGACGGCGACGATAGTTGATCGGCGTTTCACCGGCCATAAACTTCGGGGCCTTTTCGCCAATGTTGATCAACGCGCTATCGGCACGCGACTGGATGTTCGCCAGCATCACTTCGTCGCTGTCGCTGATATATACAGCACCAGTCAGCGCGGCGAGTTGATCCTTCAGCGGTCCAGTGGCAGCAGCCACGGCGGTATCGACGGCCTTGCGCACTGCATCTGCGCGGGCTTCTTCTTCCTTCTCGGCATCTGCCTTGGCGGCATCGGCCTTCTTCTTTTCTTCTTCCTCGGCGTCCGCACGGGCCTTGTCGGCGCGAGCCGCATCAGCCTTAGCGGCGTCAGCTTTTGCAGCGTCAGCTTTTGCAGCGTCTGCCTTCTTGCGTTCTTCCTCAGCTTCATCGGCGCGCTTCTTGTCAGCCGCCATTTCAGCCGTTTCCGTGTCCGCCTTCACCAGCGACGGCATGCTGTCCGCCATCTTGAGAACGGCATCGCACTTGGCAGAAAGATTCTTTGCCCATTCCGGCTCAGCATCGGCGCGAGCAGCGTCTTCCTTTGCCTTAGCCTTCAGTTCTTCCTCAGTCATGACGTCACCCTGTTAAATGTTGAGCTTACTTCTCGAACACGGACTGATTCTACACAACCCGCGATTAAAAAACCTACTGCATACCCACTAAATTAGATTCGATGCCGCGAGGCTCCCCGCCCTTATCCCACACTCCGATGTCACATATAGCCAAATGGTCCAAAAGCGACGGTTTTCCCTCAATCAGCAACTGAGTTCCGTTACTAAGTGCGATTGTGCTATTCACCGTCTTGTCACCAAAAACGACTGACGGGCTGGTGCTCATCGGCTGACTGTCGAGAATTGTGATGGTGTCTGTATCATAAATCTTGGCAACACACCAAATCTCATCCCCAGCGATGTACGCCAACATCGACGTACCGACCTTGCGGTCCCGGTACTCGTCACTATTGAGAACCTTCTTCTTCGGGTGCTCAAAGATCACGTCCATACCATTGCAGCGCTGTACGAATTCCTCCGTCAAGTAGAGTTCGGGTGGTCGAATCACATATTCGTCAGGAATCTTCTTTCCATCACCACGGCGGAATGCCCGTCCAGTACCAGTCACCCGCATACGGTACATGCTGATGTTCGCGTACTTTGTCGGGCTGGGCAGTTCGCCATACGACATGGCTTTCGCGATGTCCATCTCATTCATCTTCTTGAGACGCAGTTTGCGTACTTCAGGGCTATTCAGTACGACACTCAGGCCGGGAATCATCGGCTGCGGTTCTTCACCCATGGCGTACCAACCGTATGCATGGTGTTCGTCGTTCAATTGCACGTCGAAAGGCTCATTGCAGACGTGAACGAAATACGAAAACACAGTGCTGTCCACCACGGTCTGCGCAATCAATTGCAAAGGGGCTGGCAACGCCACGCCAGAATCGTTGTCAGTTGCCGCCGTCACGTGACCGGTCTCTTCAACTACTTCACGAACAGCCGTCATTTCCAGCGTTTCACCGTCTTCTTGGTGCCCGCCAAAAATACCCCAGTGATCGTAATACTCACCCGGCTCAGCCCGCAGGCCCAGCAACACTCTGCCACCGTCTGTAATGAACAGCACACCTGCACCAGATTTCATAATTGGCGTGTTGTCCACCATGACTGGCGCGTCTCGGTCTGCACGCACGGTCACCGGGTTGTAGTCCAATACGTCTGAATCAGCACGTGCGAGCGCGTCGGCTACCCGTCCATGTTCGTCTACGGCAACATGCAGGCCGTTGATGGTAACCAGACGTGCCTTCTCGATGTCCACAGCATCGGCTTTGGCCGCTGGCTTGGCTTTCGCACCGATCTTCGCCTTCTGCACTTCAGTTTCCGAGGTCTTTTGCGCCAGCGCGAACTCATGGGCTTGCTGCGCTTGCTGCATTGTCTGCTCGTGTGCCTGCTGGGCAACCTGCGCTACTTCTTCTTGCGCCTGCTTGGACGTTTCGGCTTCAGACTTCGCAGCCAGTTCCTTGTCTTGCTGTGCGCCTTCAAATTCCTGCTGCTTGCCCTGTTGCTCGGTGGCTGCGGCGTTCGGGTCTACCGGGGCAGGAGTGGGCATCGCCACGGACTGCGCGTTGGCAATTTCGAGTTGGCGTTCCAGCTTAATTACCTTCTCCTTAGCCGCCTCTACCTTCTTCGTGAGTTCAAGGAGTTCGGTCAACCCGGACGTGTCTTTCGTGCCCTTGCCTTTTTCCAGCTTCTGAGCCGCGCGCATGTCCTTCTGCGCGAATTCCAATTCAAGTTCCGCAGCAATCAACTCCTTGTTGACCTCACCCAAGTCATCAGCAGCCGGGGGTTCTTCTGCTCCACCGGGAGCCGCGCCTTCTTCAGCCGGTGCGTCTTCACCAGCAGCAGGTTTCTTCTCGGGCGGCTCATCAGCGTCCGCGCGCACCGAGAACGGTTGAAGCATACGTGCCCGCCACTGATGAATTTGCTCAGTCAGCGCAATCGAACCCGCGCTCGGAACCACGACCACACTGTCGGCGCGGGCGTTCGACTCTGACTCTTTGCCTTTCGGTGGAGTGACTTTGAACTGATCGTCCTTCCAACGTTCTGCCAGCGGAGTCGGCTTGTCTTTCTTTTCGGTCATGATCGTTCCTTAATCCCCACAAAAAGCTTTGGACAAGTCGATAACACTGTCGGCTCTTGCTTGACTGTCTAGTATAGGCTCAACATGCAGATACACTGTATGTGCCCCATAACTGTTCATCCCTGCTTCTTTCTTGACCACTCTCATTTTCGCGCCACGTGGGAGAATAATTTCACCTTCATTACCACCCATCGGGTAGCCCTTCGACCCCTGTGGAAGCGTCATGCGGATCATTACTGCTTTGCTTTTGGGGTTGAACATACCAGTCGTAAATCCTTCAGACACATCTTCGTTGGTACTTACCGAAGTAAATGCCATGTTGGACAACTCGGACCCTTCAATCAGCGAATCCACTTGATCCCCCGGCAGAGACATACCCCGAAACACGTCTACGTCCGCAGGTAACACCGACTTCTCAATAGCAGCGTCCAAGTGGGCGATGTCCGTCTTTACCCAAGATTCCGTCATTGACGGCATCGGATCATACAACGACTTATTTATCTGCCTATACCCACTGGTGGTGTAATTACTAATGGCTAATTTCTCACCGCCTTCCAGCGTGATCGAGTTCTTCCACTTATTGAACTGTTGTTCATGCTTGGTGTTGGCAGCAAGAAACGCATGTTCTGCATCGTTGTACTTCTTCTGTGCTGCTGCTTGTGCACTAGCATCCCCCTTCGCGTCTTTAACAGCTTTATTCAGGTCTCGCATTTTCTTGTATGCGATGTTGCGCGCTTCTGCACCAGAACGGAATTTCTCCATGTCTAGTTCTCTTGGCATGTCAGCCAAATTTATTTGGATGTAGTCCTTAATTTGGGACAAAGAAGATTTTGGGTTAGAAGTCTCACCAATCTCTTCTAACATGTCAGCAAGTCCCTCGGAGTCCTTTGCCTTTATAAGTTTCTCGGCTTTATCCAGACGTTCTTTCGAACCCGCACTAAAGTCAGTGTCATCTGGTCTCTTCTTTTTCCCCGCAGTAAATACCTCTTGTTTTTTGACGTACAGCTTTGATAGTTCACCAAACAAGGCACCTTTTTCCGCGCCTTTAGCATCTTTTATCTTTGCCTCTATGTCCTTTATTTCTAATTCCAAATTTTCTACAGTGGGCTGATCTTCTTCCTTTTCTTCAGCCGGTGCATCAGGGGCCGTTTCCAGTTCCTTACTCAGACCATCACGTTCCTGTGCCAGTTTGAAAATGCTCTTGGCTACTTCCTTGCGCTTACCGTCCGTCAAGCCGGTTTTGGCGGCAATCATCTTGTGCAATTCTGCTTTCTTGGCCGTGTGTTCGCCTTCAATTTCCTTCAGACGGTCACTAATTTCCTTTTTGTTCTTCGGCGCTGCACCGCCACCGCCACTACCGAACTGACCATTGGCAGCACGCGGGTGATCTGCTTCGTTGAAAGTGCCGTCATCAGCACGCGCAATTGATTGCTCAACCAGTGCGTCGCCCTGCCGTACAAGCTGGTCACCAGATTCAGGCGCGCGGCTGTGCGTAAGCGACATCATCCACTCCCACATTGCCTGCGTGGTCGCAATGGTAGACGGTGCCGGGATTTTCATGACATCAACGCCTTCTCAAGTACCTTGCGTCCTTTTTCAGTCAGCAGGTATTCGGGGATGCTCAACAAGTTGTACACGTACTGATAGTTGCACCGACAAAAACACTCCTCAGCCGGTTGCGTGATCTGGTCTGTGTACCCGTCTGGACCGACTTTCATCAGCCCCTTCTCAATTGCCTGATTGCCACGCACCACGTAAAAGTGCATGTCTCGTTCTTTGTGGTCAGGCCGATAGCGATACCCCGGTTGACGCCAGTGGCTGTGCCAGATCGCACCAAGCGCCCCTTGATCTACAGCAATAATACGATTCAGCGATGAAACGAATTTGTGGCCCTGATCGATTGCCACCCGGCGTTCTTCAAACGGAAGCTGGGCGAGCGACTTCCTGATATTGCTCTTTATCACCTGCCGCTGGGTTACGTCTGTACCACCCGCAGGCACACTGGTAGACCACCCGGCAAACCGACGAAGCGTGCTTTCTACTGCTGCCTCTCGGTTCATCTTGATCAACCCGGCGTTCGCCGCAATAGCGCGGTCGAGTTCATTCCGCAATTTCGGCTTGACCATATCGATGGTGAACTTGCTCACTCCGGGGTGGTATTGCAGAATCCCGTGCTTCACCACCATGCGCTGATACAAATTCTTCATCGTGTTCTTTACCGCTTCCTCCATCTCCATCTGGGGAACCAACGATGAAATCGCGGCGTACCGGATTTTCTTAATCCAGTCATCGACGCGTTTTTGGCTGTCGAACCCGTGCGCCACGATATCGGCCACGGCCTCGGTAATCACTTCGTAGAAGCTGCTCATTTCCAAGTGTTAAAGCTTAGGCGCTTTACGCCGGGACGAACCCCCCGGTCGGACACGTCTGGTGGTAGGCGGGGGGCTGGCATGGTGCGGCCATTACCGGCGTTGCTGAGTTCGATGCCCGGTGCGTCCCACGTGTTGTCTGCGGCGTCGCTGCGCGTGAGTTGTTCGATGGGTTTGCCCTGACCGCCTTCTTGATCAGACGGACTTCCTTCTCCACCGGGAGGGGCAGGCGGTTCGTACTGCGCCAGTGCCTCGATATCCAGATCGAGCGCGATCTTGAACAGCACTTTATTGGAATTCAGATTGTCTTGGAACCACTGGAACACCCGGCCCTTGTTGTCGGGGTCTACCTGTGGTGCCAGCACCTGCACGACCGAAACCAATGACTTCATCCGAATTTCATCGGTCTTGATTTGTTCGCTCTCAGGTTCGATCAACAGGCTCGGCCACTCGGCTTTGAAGCTGTTGCGCCAGTCATAGAACGCCTTCACGTACGGGATGTTCGCGTACTCAGGGAACTCCGTTTGAATCGCCTTGTAGAAGTCAGGCGACCACGCGCGGTACATCACCAGTTCATCGAAGAACTCGTACAATGGCTGCATCTGCTTGCGAATGCCATCGATGTATCGGGCGATGTTCTTGGCGTCTTCAGTGCCCTCACCGAACCCCTCAGCCATCGTCTCATTATTTATGAGTTGGGCAGGCATGGACGCACTGCTCGCGATGTTGTCGAGAATGTTCTTACGAGCGGTAGTCATACCCGTAGCCGTGTTCGTCATGTCAATGGCTTCGACCCTATCCTCATGGCCGACACTGATGACGTTTCCAGTCACTGCTTGCTTCAGGAAGTTCCGCTTGATGCCCATCAGTTGCTGCATCACCTTGTCGCTGATCGAGCCAAGCTGCTTGATCATCGCCACCAGCAACCCGGCCTTCTTGGTGACCAGATCGTCGGTAATCATGCTCTGCACAAACGACTTCAGCGGAAACAACGCGCGCTGATAGACCGAACGCCCGACGAACCCGAACGCGCTGGTCGTGTACTCGATATAGATAGGTTCTTCGTTGAGCATCACACACGCACGGCTGCGGTGGTATGCCTGCCCCGCCACACTGACACTCGTGTGTTTTTGGAAATCTGGGCTATTTGGGTTCTGGTTGAGAACGAGTGATCCAGCAGTATTTAACGGATCAACCACGTTAAAGTACAATTGGAGGTCACCCAGTTTCTTGAGGTCCAGCGGACGGTCTGTGGGCACTCCTACTGCGCCATACACGACTGCACCGATACCGTAGATGCGGCTGATGCGCATCACATTGTAGATATGCTTGTCCGCGCCCATCTTCTCCCACTCGGCTTCGAACGCCTCACGGATTTTGTCTTCTGGGCCGTTCTGAATAGAGATGTCGCGCCGTTGACTTTGCGCAATGTTGAGCGGAACCTCCACCATCTTGGCACCCAACGGGTGATAGAGATAGATGGTCTTGCACAACTGATAAGAAGGGGCGCTGCCGGGTTGAATCTCCGGGGCCATCAGCAGGTTGTCAAGCGGAGTACCCAAGGTACTACCGGTGATTCCAATCGATGCTGTGCCTTCGTCGTCTGCACCACCGTTACTGAACATAATTCTTCCTCAGTCATGAGACAGGACAGGCTTGAGGACGATTGTACAGTGGTACAGATGACCCACGCAATTGATTGCGCGTCAGGGGCCGTTGAGGTACTTCCACTTCACACTGCCATTCGTGTTCCACTGGTTACCCGTCTTCTTGTACGTGCCACTGAAGTCATACCCAAAATACGTGGCATACGCACTACAACAGGTCTGTGCGTGCGTTACCGGGTCAATGGTGGGGGTTATCACACAGCCACTGAGGGTAGCCACCATAAAAAGAGCCACCCGAAGGTGGCTAAACACAGACGCGGCAAAGTCAATACAAGACCTTGCGAATTGTACAGCATCTGCGCAATTGATTGCGTACATATGCCCTCACACCACCACGTAGCACGGGGTCGCACCACCGCCAGCCTCTTGACCATTTGGGTAAGGAGGCGTGTCAGCAGGTGCTCCAACCACGAAATACACAGCAATTGCTGAATTAACGTTGGTGGGGTCAGTCGGGAACCACCCCTGTGCATCAGCAACAGGAGCTACCGTGCCAGTGATCTTGATCGGGATAGCCCCCTGTGCAGCACCGACGATATTTGAGATAGCCCCTTGGTTGTCCGGGTACGGCGGCGTGTTGGCCGGGGGCGTCGTCACCTGAAACATAGGAATGGCTGAGTTCGGTTTCCCTTGGTTATTCGAAAAACGCCCCTGCGCATCTGGTGTGGGCGGACCCCCAGCATCCCAGACATACATGAAATTGGCTGCAAGACCTTGGTTATTGCTCATTTGCTCACATCCGTAATTGCACTCAGCACGAACAGCAGGTCACCCGGATCAATCTTATTGTGCTTGACCGCCAATCGGTACGAGAACAACTTGGCATGCACTGCGGCTGCACCACACAACTCACTGCAAAACCAACTGTCCTTGGCCGTCCAATCACGATTCACCATGAACGCGATAATCGCTGTCTTGTCGTACGGCTTGCCCACTTGACTGACCACGAACGCATAGTAGTCATTCATCTGCTGGTCAGTGCAGGGAATATGCACCCGCTTGACCCGATCCTTCTCAGCCCGTACGTACTCGGCTGGGCGGATTTGCACACCGGGGGGAATGCCCATAATTCTGTCACTACGCGCGCCCAGCAAACTCCCACCGGGCATCACGCTATCAACGTGGCTCCATTTGCTGTGGCTAAACCACTCAATTGCCAGCGAACCCAAGCTGGAGCGGTTGCCCACAAACTGCATAACGATCATGCCCATATCAATTACTCCGCGTCATCGTTACGTGGCAGTCACTGATGTTCATGCTGTTGAACGTCATCTTGACCGTGCAATCGTGAAGCTGCATGTCCACCATCTTGGGCACCATCGGCTGGCACCCGGAAAGCAAAACGGCCAAGGCCGTCAGTAGACTAACCTTGACCATCATGCACCTCCGCCGCTTTAGATTGCTGCTGCGAGCGCCGCGCCTGCTTGCGCTGCACTGACGCCGGGGGCCGTAGCCTTGGCTTGCACTGCCGTCAGGAAAGACTCGATGAACTGACCGACACTCACGACAGCTTCGTTCTCGATGGCTGGCAGGGTCGCCAGAATATCCACCATGAACTTGTTGGCGAACAGGCCAGCCGTCAACGGGTTGGTCAGTTCTGCCGGATTGGCCTCAAGCTGCGAAATAGCAGCGGTGATAACCGGTAGGGCGTTGGTGAAAACGTTGTTCAGGATCAGCGCACCAATTTCTTGGAAAACCTGTGCGGGGGTAAGAGTTGCAACGGCGGGGGTGCTCATGATGTACTCCATTGGGTTAAATGTCTGTGCTACGCAGATCATACAGCCTTTACACCACCGCCGCACCTGCGTTTTGCAGCGAAGTATTGATTGATCCCGTTATGGCGGGCGGGGCTTCCACCGGTTGCTTGACCGCCAGTATCGCGGAAAATAGATTGACTGCCTGTGTCAGCACGTCTTCGTCAAGTTCACCGAGGAACGGCAGTACGTCTGCCATGAACTGTGCACCCAGTACCGGAGTTGCTGCCGGGTTGGCGTCGAGTTTAGCGAACGTGCTCACCAGAATCGGCAACACCGCCTGAAAGACTGGATTTTCCACCAGCCCGCTTACCTTGCTGAATACTACAGATGCGCTGTCCACGTCCAACTCCTTTGGAGGGTCTGTGTTGACCGGTTCGGGTTCTACGGCCACCGGCTCGGCCTTAAGACTGTGGGGTTATTTTGCCTTCAATCGATACGTTCGGGGCTGTGATCGTAACCGACTGGGGAGCGGGATTAGCCGCTGCCGCAGCCGCTGCTTGCGCTTGAGCCACTGCGATCTTACCGTTGTTCATACCCGGAATAGCCGTTTGCAGAGCGCCCATACCGAATAACGAACCAAGACCGCCCATCAGCGTGAGCTTCAACATCTGATCGTCAATCTTGAAGTAGTCCATTGCGAACAACACCAAGATAATGACCAGCCCTGCTAGGTCTTTACGCATTTCCAGAACGACATTCATGGCTACTCCTTAAAGTGCGGCCACGCACACAATATTCATTGATCTGCTATCAGTTCTTCCTACTGGCGTGCTGTTGGTAATCCACGTGTAGGTCACCAGATAAGTGTTACCTGCCAGCCCACCGGCAATCCACCCGATAATCAGTGACTGCGCTACACCTGTTGCATTGGCAGTAATCTGCGTATCCACCAACGTCAGGTCTTGCGTGGTGCTCACCGATCCCGGACCAAACGTCACGGTCAAGCTGATAACCTGTTCGCCCGGTGCCAACCATGGAACCTTTGGCTTACCCGGTGGTGCCCACGGACTGTTCTCTTGTGGGTAAGCCGGGGGGGATAGGTCGAACCCGTAATTCAACACCGACCCCGGAACCTTCTCTACAGAAGGAACGTCTAGGACCGGCGCAGGAGGGCAGTACGCCACGGCTTAACTCCACGTCAGTTGGAACGCATACTGCGGGAAGTTAGGCGCAGCATCACCGCTGTTGATGGTCTTCGGATTCGTCAGCAGCGACCAGAACCAGATATTACCGGCGCTCGACGCGTCCGACAGATACATACCAACCACGATACCGCTTTGTGTGCCCGTAGGTGCCGGGAAGTTGATCTGCGTATTGTTATACGTGCTCAACGTCGCGCCAACACCACTCGATACTGCCGTCGAACCTTGCGACAGCGTGCCAGACCAGTTGGCAAGCGAGGATGCAATTTCTGTACGGGTGTACCCGGTATACGACGCTTCTGGCGGGAACGTGCCTTCAATCATCGCAATGGTTTGCTCAGTCCACGTCACGCCACCATCGGTCACTGTTCCGCCGTTCGTGGTCGGCCATGTCGGGGCACTTGCCGCACTCGTACCACCGGTCGTTGCCTTGTACACCCGTGCAGGCGTGAAGCCAACCGGCACGACCGTATCACCCGTGGTGTACACCGTGCTAACTGCCGCATAGCCCTTCGAGGCAATAAATAAGCAATACCACAGATTTGCCGGGGGGGTGGCAGTCTGCTGACGCAGAATGTAATCCACCAAAACCTTGTTGGTCGTGTAGTTCGTTGCTGCGGTCATGGCGTTGCTCCAGTAGTCTGATGGTTCCTGCGGAACCTAAGAGGTCTCTTGCGGGTCAGCGGTAACATCAAATACCCTCGCCCTAGAGAGTACAGCAAATTCGCTCGGCACGGAATAGACGGGAAAAGATTCATATACGTCAACAGTCGTACCCAACGTAGCACTGGCAAAACTGCTCATTAGGCCAATAAAGAACAACTGCTGTGCGTTGGCAATGGCGGTGCTACTGGTGCTCGCAGCCACCGCAAGATCAATAAAAGTCTTGAGTGACGCCTCTGTACTGCTGATCTGTCCACTAGCCGCTGCGAACAGGCTTTTGCCAATCAGGTTCGCCAGCGCCGCCACCGCCATGGCCGTCTGTACGCGCACAGTAATGCTGGTGTTGATTGGGCTGGCCGTACCACTACCCATCTGGGCGTGCGCAATCAATTGCACGGAGGTCTTAAGCACTGCACTTGCTGTGCTACCTGTTGCAGTTGCAGCCGCAAACCGACTACCGGTCTGCAAAGTCGCACTGACACTGCTCTGCGACGTACCAGCCCCTGCCATTTTGATACTGGTTGTCAGCGCGGCCTTAGCCACACTCGTTTCTAACGCACTGGCACTCAGCCAGTTCGACATGCTGGCACGCGCGGCACTGCTTGAGACCCCACTGGCTTTCACCGTGATTGAGGTTCCAAGCGCTGCCTGCGCACTACTGGTGCTGGTGCCGGTCGCCGCCGTAAGATCACCAGTCGCCAACGTACCTGCACCCATGCTTGTTGTGCTTGCACTAGCCTTTAAGTTGATACCGGTGGTCAGACTCGCACGTGCAGTGCTACCAGACGACCCAGCGGCAAACAATATATTGGTGTTGATCAACGCACTGCTGAATACCCCCGCGCTTGCCGTCAACTTAATGCTCGTGCTGAGCGTCGCCTTGGCCGTGCTACCGGTGCTTGCGCTGGCTTTTACGTTGATGCCCCCAGCCAGAGCCGCAGCACCCACGCTCACCGTAGTACCGTGCGCACCAAACACGTTATTGGGGGTCGTCAGTTTCGCACTGGCCGTGCTGCCCATAGACGCGCTCGCACCCACTTCCATCCCAAGGAAAACTGAGATGGCAGACGTGCTGCTGGCACTGGCCTTCAGGTTAATACCAGTCGTCAGGCTTGCACTGGCCGTGCTACCGGTCTCCCCAGTGGCAGAGTACGGAGCGCTCAACGGTGCACGAGCACTACTGCCCATGACCGCACTGGCGTACATGGCATTCGAAAGACTGGCGCTGGCCGTGCTACCCGTGCTCGCTTCTGCCGCAAACACGCTATTCGGGGTGTTCAACGATGCACTGGCTATGCTGATATCGTTGGCAGTTGCCCCAAATACCGCGCCTACTTGCGTGTACGTGAGACGGATTTGCCCACCCGCGCCTGCCGCACCCGTGCCGTTCGCACCACCGCCGCCTGCACCGCCACCGGGGAAGCCGCCCGCCCCGCCGTTTGTGGTGTTGCCACCCCCGCCTCCGCTACCACCACCGTTGGCGTTTGACCCGCCAGCGCCGCCGTTTGCGCCTCCATAGACGCCCGCACTGCCTCCTGCACCGCCGCTGCCGTTATCGCCTGCAACCCCTGCGGCTCCATTCCCACCACCGGGGGTGTCGTTACCCGTTTGACCCGCACCTTGCGGCCCAGCACTACTGCCGCCCCCTGCACCAGCACCATTCGTGAAGCCATTGCTACCTCCTGTTCCACCATCAAATTTGGTCGATCCAACACCCGCGCTCGCCAGTCCGCCAGTGCCGGGGACTCCATTCGCAGCCGCGCCCTGCCCGCCCTTGGCTAGAACAGTGGTGTTGCTTAAGAACCATGTGTCTCCACCCGTACCACCCGTTCCATTCAACGCGCTCGCACCACCCGTTCCGATGCTGATCGTGATTACCTGACCCGGCGTTACCGTAATGCCAGAAGTTGCAGAGTAAGCGCCACCACCGGGGCCGTCTCCACCGAGACCACTTTGATCGCTACCATCAGAACCGCCGCCCGCACCCCAGCATTCGGCCAGCGTAATGCTGGTTACGCCGCTGGGTACAGTCCAGCTAGTGCCTGACGTGACGACTACGGTAGTGCTCACCGAAATCTCCGATACACCTTGAAAATGCGGTTCTGGTAGGTAACTTGCTGAACAACCTTCGGGCCAATCAGTTGCCCAAGCACGGCTGTAGCTGCACTGCCCATGCTGGCGTTCGCGTACATCGCGCCGGGAATCAGGCCAGCGAAGTACACACTGGCTGTGCTGGTGTTTAACGTGTGTGCAGCCAACAGAATACCAGTCTGCAAAGCCGCAGTCGCTGTACTTCCGGTGATGGTCTGCGCAATCAATTGCGTGGACGTACTCAGGTCTGCGCTCGCCCCGCTGGTGCTATCACCACTGGCGTATATCTCGGACGGCAGTTCCGATTGCCCGTCTGCCACCATCTGGTTTGGCTGAAGGGCCACGGCGATAGAACCGGTCACCGGCACGTACACCAACCCACCGGCCACCAGAATATCGTTGGTGGTTGCAGCGATTACCCCGCTGACCGTTTCCTGCCCTGCCACTGCCGCTGTTGCCGGGGCCAACGTGCTGTTGATAGCGCCGCTAATCTGCTCTTGCCCATCAGCCACCATCTGTGAGGGCTGCAAAGTCTGTGCAATCGAGCCAATGACGTTCACGTACGAAGCGCCATCAGCCACCAGCGTTGCCGGTTGCAGAGTTGCCGCAATGTGCCCGCTTATCGTCAATCCACCCACGGCCACCATGGTGAACGGCTGCAACTGCACATTGATGTCGCCACCATCTCCTGATAGCGAATCGCCCTCGGCAACCATTTCATCTGGCGCAAGCGTAACGGCCACCGACCCACTGATAGTTTCTTGACCATCAGCAACAAGCGTGAACGGTTGCAGGGTTACCGCGACCGAGCCGGTTACCGGGTTAGCCACTACCCCACTCGCTACCATCGAGTCACCGGCAAGCGTCTGCACCAGCGACCCGCCAATAGTCTCAACGCCCGTCGCGGTCATGGTGTCGGGCGCGAGCGTTACTCCTATAGTGCCTGTGACGGGATTCGCTACTACTCCCGAGGCCACCATCGTGTCCGGCTGCAAGGTCACCGCAACCGTGCCTGCAATCTTCTCCTGCCCTGCGGCCACCATGGTCAGGGGTTGCAGCGTGCTCGCAATCGTGCCCGTTACTGGGTTCGCGATTACACCTGACGCAACCATTGTTGCACTGGCGAGCGTTTCGGCCACCGTGCCTGTAATGGTTTCCTTTCCACTAGCGATTATCGTCGCGGGTGCCAGCGTGACGGCCACGCTACCGGTGATCGGATTGGCAACCGTGCCAGCCGCAACCATGGTGTCTGCCGCCAACGTCTGCGCGAGCGCACCACTTATGGTTTCTTGCCCTGCGGCAACCAGTGTATCGGGGGCCAACGTTACAGCTATCGTGCCAGTGATCGGATTAGCTACTACGCCAGACGCGACCATCGTGTCATTGGCGAGTGTTTCGGTAATGCTGCCGATGATTGTTTCTTTACCAACCGTGGCACTCGTAGCAGGCGCAAGGGTCTGGCTCAGCGAGCCGCTGATCGTTTCCTTACCAACCGCTGCCAGCGTGGCCGGGGCCAACGTAACGGCCACAGACCCGGTAACCGGATTCGCAACCACGCCCGATGCGGCCATCGTGGAGGGCTGAAGCGTTACCGCAACAGGACCACCAACGGTCTCAATGACTGTCGTGTTGGACGTGGCGTTGGCAAGCGTGACCGTGATCGAGCCAGTAACTCCACCGGAACTCCACGTGACACGAATCTGCCCATTACCACCGGGGCCACCCGTACCAGTGTTGTCCGATCCGCCACCACCTCCACCGGGCAGGCCACCGGGATTCGCAACAGGACCAGCTTGATTGTTGTAACAACCGCCCGATCCAGCGCCACCAAGCACGTTTGCACCGCCCGTGCCGCCGTTGGGAGACCCACTCGTACCACCCACCCCACCCGTACCACCCGTTCCGTTGTCGCCCGCGCCACCCGCGCCACCTTGCCCACCAGAGCCAAGCGTTACACCGGCTACCCCGACTACACCATTACCGTCAGGACCACCCGCGCCACCGCCGCCCCCACCCCCGCCAGTGCCCGTACCGGTTGTGCCACCACCAGTACCACCTTGCCCACCGCTGTAGGCGGTCGTGCCAATACAACTACCTGCCGCGCCGCCCAGACCACCGGGCTTGGGAGACGTGTCATCGCCGTTGTCACCCGGAGCACCACCAACCGCCAGCACTCCAGTTGTGGCGCTGGTAGGTGCGGCATTGCTGGTGTTAATCCACGAACTTGCACCGGCTACACCGGCTCCACCCGAGTTATCACCTGCACCACCCGCGCCGACCGAGATATAGATAGTCTGACCGGGCGTTACCGTCAGGTTATTGATGATCGCGTATGCGCCACCGCCAGCACCCGGACACCCATATGCGCCATTCCCGGACGATCCACCACCCGCACCCCATGCTTCGAGTGTGGAAAGCTGGGTAACCCCGGCAGGCACAGTAAAGGACGTGGCACTGGTATCAGTGACTACGTACGGGCTAGTGACTGGCGTAACCGGCGTGTAGGTGATCGTGATCTGACCGCCACCACCGAGAGCGCCAGCGCCAGTACCTGCACCCCCACCGCCGCCGCCACCGGGCAGACCACCGATACCGCCGTTATTCGGGCTAGTGCTGCCGCCCGCGCCACCGCCACCGCCCAACGAATTGGCTCCACCGGGGTTACCGTTGGTGCCCGTTACCGTGCCGCCCGCTCCACCGGCAGAGCCAGAACCATGACCGCCTGCACCACCCGTGGCCGTCGTGGTGACCGAACCGGCCACACCCAACGCGCTGTTACCGGACGCACCAGAGCCGCCAGCACCACCAGCACCAGATGCTTTGGCCTTGCCAGCTACACCCGCACGCTTGAGAGTCGTGCCAATCGCGCCTGTTGTGGTCGCGGCTGCACCTGCACCGGTAGTCGTGGAGTTCCCACCCGCATTGGCGGCTACGGTTGCCGTGGCGTAAGACGTACCACCGAACCAAGTCGGATTGCCCGACCCACCCGCGCCAATGCTTATATCTACTGTCGCACCCGCTACCAGACCGGTGATGTTGCTGGATTCCGAGTACCCGCCACTACCACCGGAACCGCCACCCACCGTCGCGCTGGTGTTCGTGCCGCCGTTACCACCCGGACCAAAGCACTCGACCGTATTCACCGGACCCCAGTCAGCAGGTACGGTCCAGCTTGTCCCGCTTGTCAGGACAACAGTCGTCACGGCATGGCCTTGCCGCTAGGCTTATTGATTGCCAGCGGTGATCACGCAGCTAGAGATGCTGACTGTCGCACCCGTGACAATGGCTGTGGTATTCAGCAGCAAATCACCGCCACCACCGGTTGCCGTGCACGACATATCGATTTCTTGAGTGCCGCCCGATTGAGCAATGCGCGCCCACGTGGCCGTACCGGTGACCGTGGCCGCTGCGGTGCCGATGACATTGGCAGTCAGCGCGACACCGGAGGTAACACCGAAGGTAGACGAACAGGTAAGGACGGCTAAAGCGGTGGTGGCCGTGCCGCCCGTTGCGGGCTGCGTGCCTTCCATGATAGTCAGCGTGGCACTACCACCGATCTGCGTATTCAACGTCGCCAGCATATCCAGCAACGTTGTATGGTTGATTCCGATTGCCATGGTAGTTCTCCGAGGTAAGGAATTTCTTCCCCCTAGAGAATACCATTTATGCCGCTGGACTTGAAACAGTATTAGGCGTTCACAATCATCGTGTAGCCCTTCTCATTACTATCCCACCGCACGCCCATATCGCCCCAGTGCGTGAGTGACAACGAAAGGTCGGTGTCCATGAAAATTCGACCACCAGCCGCCCGTACGGAATCACAGAAGTAATAGTCTTCTCCGCCCATCGCGGCCTCAACACCTTCTGCTTCCTCCCTGTACGGGAACCTGAAGTACGGCTTTTTGAGCCGGTCAAACACCTTCATATCAATCAGCATCACGCCAGTGGGCAGCTTCGCCACCTCAGCAATACCCGTGATCTTCTCGCTCAACCCGTATACCAGACTACGGAACGGCGGTTGGCGCATCACGTAATTGCAACCCACGGCCTCGCACTTCTCTGTCTGGATCGCGCAAAGCAGGCGGATAAGCGTGTCAGCCGGAAATCCCATATCACTGTCTAGGAACAACAGATAGTCCGCTTGCTTTTCCCGCACCAGATCGATGGTGCGATTCCGGCTAAGACAGATATTGCTGGATTTAACACTGACAAACGCTAGTTCTACTGTATCTGGCGTGACGTTCACCATGTTGGCAAGTGCCATGCAAAACTCTGCGTGCACCATCGTGCCACTGGGCACTACTACGCATACTTTAGTCATCGTCAACCTGCGCAATTGATTGCGTTACGTACCGGAGTCCGGGGCTTGCTTGTTGTCTAGGATTTGCTTTACCACATATTCGATAGTGGCAGTAAAATGCGGCTTATCAGCGCAAATATAGTCCTTGCCCTGCAAAACGGTCTTGCTGTCCATGTCGTCGCACGTGCTCTTGATGTCAGCCACCGCCTGCTCATACCCGTTTGCGTGGCCGTAGTGCCAGCCAATAGCGCCACCCGCGCCCATCAAGATAAGTACGCCGGTCCACACGATGATCCATGCCCTAAGCATTTGCCCCTCCTTCCACTTGCTTGTTGCCGAGGAATCCCAAATGCTGATGCTCGGGCTTAAGCCAGAACTGGCCGTTGGTCTCGTTGAAATACTCGTGCACCTGCGAGTTCAACTTGTTGATGTGGTCCTTGACTATCTCCGTCAACGACTCGTCGCTGATGGCCGCGTCCGGGGTGTCGCTCATCGTGCGGAACATAAACGGGTGCACGTGCAACAGCAAGCACATTAAATCGCACTCAGGTGGCTCAAACTTCACTGTGAGCGGAACCGTCATGTAAGAAAACCCCATCTTGTACGGCAGGGTGTACACCAACTGCGTGATGCGGTCGTAAATGGTTTCAGGCATCTTGATCATAGTCCTACACTCCCTCGAATCATGTACGCGGGCGGAATCGGATATATCACCGGTTGCCAGATCAACACTGCGTTCTCCAACAACAGATTACGCATACTGGCTGTGCCCACTCCTCCGGGGAATTCTACGCCGAAATGGGGCTGCAAGATATCGCGCATCCACTGATTTCTGATTGGCCCAGCCCCTTTCTTGTAGTAATCCCACGGGGCTTTCATCGTCGCGTGTGGCATACCGTTGGCGTCTGCATATAATCCGCCAAAGGTGTCAGCCCCCTTAGCACCGCCTTCAATCACACAAAACGCACCAATACGTTCTTCCAGCGCAGCCAAACTCTTGTACACAAAATCACTATCTGCGTAGTCACGCCCGCCGTACACCAACACCTTTGGATAAGGTTTCATTTTCCGTCCGGTTGAGTGTAATACCCGTCATTGCCTTTGAGGATGACGTACTGGTACTTAAAGTGGTCACAGTACAAGGCCAAGCCCTTGGTGAACACCCCCAGTTTAGCCATAGACACTGAATCGCAACGATGCCCGTCTTGCTGGGCTTGGTGGACCATGGCTATCACAGCTTCCGGGTGAGTTTGCATGTACTCATCGAACTGTGCGTCTCGCTCAAAGAGCGTATCGGCTTGTGCCTTAGTGCAGGACGACATGGACACGCAGCCAACCAGCACGATCAGCGTCAACGTCTGAGCAGCACGGCAGATAGCGCGCATGCGCCCACCAAACAGTAGCACCAACAGTATCGCCGCGAGAAGAAAGACTATCATATGGCCTCCATGCCGTAGTTAGTGATGTAAAGCTAACCCCGGTACTACGGTTGTCAAGCAATCAATTGCGCACGCAAACGTACGTGAACGGCACCATACCAGCTACCAGCGTACCGTGGTCTTCGTGGCAGTCATAGGCGATCATGCCGAAATGAAGGGCAAACACCATTGCAAACGCAATCAGACAAGCCCAGACGAATTCCACGATGCACCTCATTTCTTCAGCCCTTGGCGCTCCAAGTGCATGAGTTCGCGCACGTACGCCTCAGTGCGCACCGCGTTCTGGCTCACCCAGAACAGAATGCTGGTGGTCGGGTCGAACGTGCCACCCACGTCCACCCCAGCGATATTGCATTCGTAGTGCCGATCACGACAAACATGCTGCGCGAGTTCTTCGTACGTGTCGTACGGGCAAGGCTGTGACATGATAGTGCTCCTTAAAAGTCGGGATTTCCACCCAAACGTTGAATCTCAACGCGTAGTTTGTGGATGTACTCATCGCGTTGGAGTAGAGCGCCAACTATAACGTCCTTATCTGACTGCGCAAGAGCGGTATCAGGACCATGGGCGTCTAGTATGATCTTGATCAACTCCGTTCTGACGTACACCTTAATCATGATCTACGGGCTCACCCCAGCCAATCTTCTTGCTAATTTCGGGGTTGAACCCACCCAGCACGTGCCAGAACCGCTCGTGCGCATAATGACCTTGCGGCGTACTCCAAAAGCCGCTCTCATCGAACCGGTACTTGCGTGCCAGTTCAAGGCGGCTCATGGCATCTACTTCTGCCTTTTCTTCCTCAGTCATCACTTCGAGTTCCCCCTCGTAAGAACGCCTTGTGCTCCTCCCAACTGATGGTTTCAGGCGATAAACCCATCACGTGAGGATCTTTTTTCTCGACCACCAAATCCCCGGTGATCACCACGGTCTTGTACGAGCGCATCGCGGCCTCGCTATGCGGGTCGATATCGTAGTGGTCATCGTAACAAACGCTGGCAGGTGTACCGACCGCATAAGTCGTATGGGTGTTCGCCTCTCCCTTCACCCACTCGGCCTCACCGTGGGATTGCTTACCCGCCCACCACTTATTGGGCATGCGCGTGCAGCGCCGACTAACAACCTCAGACTCCACGTATGGCTTGAAAATACCGCAGTGTTTGCAGCACTCGCTGCTGGAGACCACGCCTGTACTCCAGTCATGGATAAACTTTTGGCTCACTTCGGCTCCTTATCCCACGCATGGGACCAGTATTCGTTTTGTTCCTCGGCCATCGCCTTAATGGCCCGGTCGGCACGCCACCACCGGAACATGCACATCATGTCATGCGCAATCCAGTGGGGTGGCGTGTAGGTGACGCGGTGGTCCACTTCTGTGAACAACCCGCCGTGTATGCCTCGGCTAATCTTTGCCATACGCTCCACCGTCGCGCCATCCGAGGTTGTACGAGAACACGGCTCCATCACTGCATTCCATAGGCAAGTGTTTATCACGGCCCATGTTGCGGTCGTTGAAGCCGTTCTGATACGCCTTGAGGTTCAACACCTGCTGTTCCGCCTGTGGCAGATCAAGGACTTTACTGGGGTTTTGGCAGCTTTCCACGATGCACTCCTTGCTTGTGGTGGTCAATCTTGCGGGATAGCAGACAGCTTCGTCCAACCGCCGATCCCGTACTCGTACACCTCACCGCGATCAGTCAGCGCCGCAATGTGACCATGGTCCTGCGTGATTTGCACGATCTTACGCGGGGCAGCGTTGACGTGCGTGGTGACCTGATCTATCTGAAACGGCAAGGTTTCAAAGCTGGTTTGGTCGTACATGGCCGTCTCCTACAGTTCTGGGGCTGCTTCGCCAGCATTCATGCTGACCAGCGCCATGATCAACTGGCCTTCGTCGGCAATCACAGGCTGATCCTTACCCTGCTCAGCGATCTTCGCGTTGAGGAACTTTGCTGCGGCACAATCAGGACCGAAAACCATGTCCACAAGCGCAACCCAGTTGCCAAGCGTGCTGTCCTCACCCGTGCTCAGCTTCGGGCACGGTGCTTCACTACCACCCAAGTTTTTCATTTCCCACTCCGTTAGGGCATTGGAACAACGTAAACATCACCTTCGAAAGATTCACTAGCGGCTTTCAAGCAGATCGCTGCCTTCACCCACTTCTTTGCATCAGCGTACGCAAAGGCCCACGGAGTTTGAAAGACCACTTCCGTATCGCCAAAGTCAGCAGCGAAGACCCACACGCCAAACCCACTTGGCTTTTTGCCGTGGCTGAATTCGTATTGCGTAGTGGATTCAAAGCGAACTTGCGAGGCTTTCGTGGTCATGGCGGACTCCGTTCCGTTTGGGTGTGCGTTGTTGCGTGTCAGTGATTAAACTATAGCTGATTTACTCCGATTGTCAAATGTTTTGGTGGGCCACCGTGGAATCGAACCACGACCAATGAATTATGAGTTCACCGCTCTTGACCAATGAGCTAATGGCCCGGTAATGGCGGTTCTTTTTGAGTCCCAACTGGTGGGTTTTGTACTCGCGCGTCCGCCAACGCACTTGCTACTCTGGCGGAAAGAGTGAGATTCGAACTCACGGACCCCCGTAGGGGTCGGCGTCTTAGCAAGGCGCTGCCTTAAACCTCTCGGCCACCTTTCCGGTGTTCATTTTCTTACGCAGTACACGCGGTAATCAGCGCTACTGTTATGGCCTTCCACATCTTTCAGTGTTTCTTTGATCGAGGCCCGCACGTTATCTGACGCTGCTTCGCACGTAATCTGCGATGTAAAGTCATGCATCTGTACTTCTGGTTGTGGCCCACGCTGATAGAACGCCAGCACCACTATGAGTACCCACATATTTGTCCTTTGGTACTGGGGGGTGGGATTGAACCACCGACCTACGCCTTATCAAGACGTTGCTACTACCACTGAGCTACCCCAGCAAAATCTATGTTTGAAGCCCACCCACCTACGCCCAGTGGTATCTCGAATGATGTAGGTTGCCTCTCGTATTCCCCCAGTCACGAGCGTGTAACAGAGAAATCAAGGTTGCCGCACCACCGTTTAGATGGTCTTCAAACATAGCTCTTGGTGCGCGGAGTGAGACTTGAACTCACAGCTTGGGGATTTTAAGTCCCCTGCGTTTACCAATTTCGCCACCCGCGCTGCGCAATCAATTGCGTGCAAAGCATGCCCACAAAAACAGTCCAACTAAAAACAGTACTCGGAGTTCAAAATGAAATATGTCCTGCGCGAGTCGTATGGCAATCACTGCCACGGCACTCGCCAGCAGGACATACCCATAACGCTTCATTACTTCTTGCTACGTTGCATCGGATACCACAGTGCGAGAGCGAAGGCCGCATTCAGACAAAACCACGCCGGTTCATGCATTTGGAACATCCCCTGAATCTCCAAGGACATTACTGTCCCGGCGACTGCGGCGACGGCCAGTGCAGCGATCCGAAGGTGTTTTTGCTTGATCTTAATGATAATGTGTCGGTCAGGCTTTGATCCGGTTGCGGCAACGAACTCGTACTGATTTGATGCTACTTCTGCTTGAACTTCCATGGCTGCTCCTTAGTGCTCACTGGTGATGCGAGAATAGCCCGCTTTTTATGGCGGGCAAGGTTAAAACATCAGTCGTCCTTACCCGGACGATTGTAAGGCATGATCGGGCTGAACATCAAGACCACACCCGCGATAATAAATAGCGTAAGCATGACTACTCCTTGATACCCATGAAGAACTTTGCTGCGTTATCAGCAAACGGAACCACGCCGAAAATTTCGACGGTGTGGGCAGCAGCTTCCATATGCAAAAAGAACTCCAAGAACACCCAGAGGCCAGCAAACACTACAAACGTTGCCACGCGGTGTTCGCCCGGTGCGCGCCGTACAGCGTGTGCCACGCGATGGAGGACCGGAGCACCGTTTTGCAGGCTATCCACTTCCAGCGTGTTGCCTTCTGCAACTTCCTTCGTGCCACGGTCGATGACGATTTTGATTTTGAACATGTATCGCACTCCATTGCGGGTTAGGGGTTAGGTTTCGCGTGTCAGTGGATAGACTATAGCGCAGATACCCGGATTGTCAAAGTAGTTATTCTCTATGACTGTCCTCACCCAATTACCCACTTAAGTGGCCGGTTTCTCACGGCCTGTTGTTAATAACAAGTCGAGTTTATCCCTCGGCTCTTGGATTGTCAATCGATTATTACGAACCATGCACTGGCTATCGCTAACGGCCCATACTGGCCTTTTTTCTTGTTGGACAACCACATGTCCCAATGCACCCTCACCGGGCAGGCAGGGTCGAACGGGTCCACTACGAACCCCCCGCACGCGTCCGCGAGATGGTTAGCCGTGTGTTCTTCTTCCAGCACCGTGAGTTGCGTCTGACTCCACGAGAAGGTCGTACTCTTCTCACTGAATAACGCCTCAAACTTTCCGTCTTCATTCAACTTGAATACCAGCCACGCCTGACTGATGCCCTTAAAATACAGGTAGGACTTCCAGTCTTGGGGATTGGCCGTGCTACTTGTCCACGGCCATGGTGCGTCTCCCTTTGGCCCTTTGTGCTCGTGCTTCTCTAGTAGGTAGTTATGGTACTCAGCGGCATCCATAGTCGCAAAGTACTTGGCATCCTCGTCTTCTTTGAGCGCGGCTTGAACCTTAGCTTGTTCTTCTTTAACCGCGTCAAGCGACTGCTGCTCAGCAAGCGATGCCAGAGTTCCGTAATGCTGCCCGTGGTGCTCGTACGTCAGATGCGTGGAGTCAGCCCCACACTGCTGACATTTGTTCCACGGATGATCCACGGTCTTATACACCATACCGCACTGGTGGCAGTGATTTGTGAACACCTGTATCTCCGCACTCTTCGCGTTTTCCATGTCTATCTTGGCCCAATCTGGAATTGAGACACTAACAAAATCTGATAGCTTGAAGGCCAAGGGTCACCCCAGTATCTTGTAGAAGCATGGCAGATTAGCCGCTGCAAATACCCCCTGCTGTACTTCAGTCCAACCAGTGCGCCGGAAGTAATCAGCAAAACGTGGCACTTGCACGTTCTCGATATAGATTGCCTCGTAAGTCGTGCCTTGAAGTGCGTTCTCTACGTCCGACAGAAACTGCTTGAATCGCCCTTTGCCCTGTTTCTTCGGCGGCGTCTCAATGTTCGCAATGTCGAACACCCACATAGCTGGGGGGCCGTCCAGATTGCGCATGGACTTACGAACATACACATTCTGGCCGTCCTTGCTGATCCACGCGTTACGGGTATTCACACTCAGGAAATCTTCTAAGGTCTTCACATTCAAGGCTTTCATACATCCCCGTCTTGCAAAATGATTTGGCAGGCCCGGTTCGTCCCGAACTTACCCACCGGAGCGCCAGCCCAGTTGTACAACTCAGCCATCTGCACGTTGAAGTCAGCAACGGTCAGGCTCTTGTCCTTTGCCAGACGTTCGAAGTCGCGCATCAGCGCCAACGAGTGAGCATTCAAGTACGGAACGTCACCGGCTCCCGGCAGGCGTTCCAGTTTGCTGATACGCAGGGCCACCACTCGCGCCAGCGCACGAAGCTGCGTTGTGTTGTTGGTATCGCAGGCCGCGTATTCAGGCCGCAGATCAAGTACGCGCATATACATCGTTCAACCCCAGTGCCTGAAGGACTTCACGGGCTTGTGCTTGCGCGTCGTACAGGCTCTCGGCCTGTAAAACAGAACGCAACGCCGCCACCATCTCTGGAATCTTGGTAATCCGCTTAACAAGCTCAACCCCCGGTTCGTATGGTTTATCGTAATCAGCGATCTTGACTACCACTTTGGCAATACCGTAATGCGGGTGGTCAAACCCGGCAGTGATATCCGCCCAGCAAGGACCATCTGCTGAGTCGTAATCGGCGGTCAACCGGTCGAGTATTTGATCGTTGTCTCTTTTGCGTTTGTAATACTGGTCAGCCATGTCGCACTCCCTTGCGCAATCAATTGCGTACTACCACGTTATCCGAGCCACGTTTATCCGGTGCACCTCGTACACGCACTCGGGGAATTTAGCCCTCATATCCTCACATTTCGCTATTGCCATATGCGGATTGTCAGTCATGAACGGCGGGAACTCACCGTCCACTTTGTGCTTTACGTACCCCGGCTTCGTACCGTACGTGCTACCCCCGCCATACCAGACCTGAAACTGGGTTCCCAGTTCTGCGATCTTGCAGTTATATGTCGGGTTGACCGTCTTCGTTGATGAACTTAATGATATGTCGGGCTTCGAAGTGGATGGTGTCGCCATACCGCACTCCCCGGATAAAGATTGGATGTGTATCGAGGGAACCCACATAGACGCCGGGGGTGGGAACGTCGAGTATTTCGACCCACATTCGCTCATTGGTCACCCCGTCAGGTCGCTCTGCGTCTATCTCGAATATCAATTGAACACTGTCTTCAGGCTCAAACGTCAGTCGGGTTTCCAACGGTGGAATGAAAAACGTGAGAGGCGCGGCTGCTGCTTGTTGCTCAGCATCGCGTAGAACATAAACGGGTTCGGTCACATTGGCCTCCATGCCGATGTACTTACTATAGCACTTCCATGCGGATTGTCAAAGGATTATTGCTCCTCGTCAACATCGCGCCGGATATACATGAAGGGTTTGCCTTCTGTGTCCAAATGCACGTGGTACTCGGTCTCATCAATGATGACCCCATGGTCGCCAACCCGGTTGTCCGCCAGCTTCTGACGTAACTCACCGTTGCGTCGTCTTAGACTGGCGCGGTCGATAGCGCCAATGGCTACTGCGGCGCACAAGATAATTATTGCGTAATACGGTGCATAGCTCATTCCAGTTCTCCCCCGATCTTCACCCGTTTGGGTAGAGTCAGCATGATAGCGCTAAACATGCTGAACATCATCGCATCGATAAAACAGTTGGCCCACCAGTTCATCCACATAGCACACCTCGTTCGCAATCAATTGCGGAGGCCAACGCCCGCCAGCCCCCACCGTTCTTACTGACCCGTGTAACCCACGGGCAAGGTGGCGTTGTTAGTCACCACCGTGGCGTTACCGCCCACCACGTAAATCGGGCTTTCAGTCAGGGTTAGCTGTAGCTGACCGTTGGTGTACGGGGTCGCTACACTGTTGCCCATCATGTCAACCACCTGCACGGTACCCGCCGCACCCGAATTGTCAAGCGTCAGCGTGTACGTGCTGCTGGCTGTGCTGCTGTACGTGCTGCCTGTCGGCCATACCGAATTGTTGTGATACCAGAGTGCCACAATTGGCACGCCGCCATTCAGTTGCTGGAAGGCAAACGCATGAACGCACCCACTGGCTTGTACGCACGCTGGCAAGTTGCTGATAGGCCCAAGCGTGGCTGTGCCATCCAGTACCCGTGTG